CCGGCGGGAAGCAAGCAGTAGTCAGCGCGGCTCGGGGATGTCCGGTCCGCTCAATCCTCAGGAAGGAACGGCATGACCGACATCTCTGTCATCACCACGTCGTCCCAGGTCGAGAAGCGGTCGTGGCTGATTCCCCAGCCCGGCGGTATCGGCTACGGGTTCACGCAGTCGATCGTCCTCGACGTGTCCGCGTTCACGGCGGGCACGCACTACCCGAACGGGTACATCCCGTCGGGGACGGTGCTGGGGAAGATCACCGCCACGGGGCTGTACGCGCCGTACAACGACGCGCTGGCCGACGGCACGCAGACCGCGGCGGGGTTCCTGTTCTCCGCGGTGAAGGTGCCCAATCCGCTCGACACCACGAAGGACGTGGGCGGCGCTCTGCTGTCCGCGTACGCCGTGGTGAAGACGTCGAAGCTGCCGTTCACCTCGGGGACTGGGTTCCTCGACGCGAACGGGCAGACGGACGTCAAGGCCAATTTCATCTTCCTGATCGCCTGACGAGAGACGAGGAGACACACTCATGGCCATCGTCTTCGACGGGCCGGTCAGCCCCGACGACGTCACCACGTTCGTCCGCCGGGTGCCGCAGTCCGACCAGTTCCAGCTGAACCAGCTGCTGCCGGACCGGTACTTCAACGACAACGAGATCGACTTCGCGGAACTCACCCGCACCAACCGCACGGCACGGTTCCGCGCCTACGACGGGCGTCTTCACGTGTCGGAGCGGGACACGTTCACGGAGAAGAAGACGAAGCTGCCGCCGCTGTCCACGTCTCTGGGGCGTGGCGAGTTCGAGCGGCTGCAGCTGGAGTTCGCCCGCACCGGGGGGACGAACCGGGAGGCGCTGATCCGCGCCATCTACAACGACGCGGAGCAGCTGACCCGCGAGGTCCTCAACCGCATGGAGCTGGCGCGCGGGGATGTGCTGACGGACTTCAAGTTCACGATGCTGTCCGCGAACGGGGAGCCCGCGCTGGAGGCCGACTACGGCGCACCGGCGGGACACGTTGTGGCGCCGGGCACGTTGTGGTCGACGGTGGCGACTTCGACGCCGCTGACGGACCTCATCGGCTGGATCGACACGTACATCGCGGACAACGGTGCCCCTCCCGGGGCGATCTGGATGTCGAACGCAACGTCGCGGCTGCTGCAGCGGAACACGGAGATCATCAACGCGGTCACCGGCGCGGCCGCGGGCCGTACCCGGGTGACGCGCGCGGAGGTCGACGACCTGCTGGCGTCGGAGAACATTCCGGCGGTGCGCACGTACGACGCGAACGTGGACCTCGACGGTGTGACGACGCGGGTGCTGGGCGCCGACAAGGTGCTGCTGGTTCCGGCGAACCCGGGTGACCTGGGCTACACGGCGTGGGGTGTCAGCGCGACCGCGCTGGAGCTCGTGAGCGCGAATGTGGCGGACCTGTCGTTCGAGGACGCGCCGGGGATCGTGGGCGTGGTCGAGAAGACGGGCCCGCCGTACCGGGAGTTCACGTTCGTCGACGCCGTCGGTATGCCGGTGATCGCCAATCCCCGCGCCCTCATGGTCGCGGACGTTTCGTGATGGAGGGCTGAGAGATGCCGAAGCTGGGTGGCGAGCACTCGGTGTGGGGTTCTGACGGGAAGCGGTACGACCCGGGGATGGATGTCCCGGCGTCGATCGCGAAGGGCTGGTCGAATCCGGACATCGTCTGGGTCCGTCAGCCGTCCGCGGCAACGGCAGCACATTCGACGCCGCCTCCTCCTCCCGGCGACGAGGCGGGCGACGACGAGGCAGGCGGCGACAAGCCGCCCGCGCGGAACGCCGCGAAGGCCGAGTGGGTGGACCACGCGGTGTCTCGCGGCGCGGATCGCGCGGCCGCCGAGGCGATGAACAAGGAACAGCTCGTCGCCGAGTACGGCGACTGACCGACTGCACGAGGCGGGGCGCGTGACCCACGAGGTCCGCGCCCCGCCGCCGTACCCGAACCAATTCCACAGCGGACTCGTCCCGAGAGGACCACACGCATGTTCGACGTCAACCGGGCCGAGGACGCGCTTTTCATGGCGTTGCAGCGGGCCAGCGAGTTCGACGACCTCACTGGGGTCGTCGGCTACGGGTACATGGAGCTGTTCACCGAGTGGGGCGACCTCGTGGAGTGCCGCCCGTTCTCGAATCTGATCACCGACGCGGGGGACCTGTACCACGTGACGCGCATCTTGTCGGCGGTCGCTCCGGCGGCTCCGGCGGATGCCACGAAGGTGACGGGCATGAAGCTGGGCACCGGCACCACGGCGGTGGCGAAGAACGGCGCGGGCGCGGCGCTGGTGACGTACCTGACGGCGTCCAATGTGGCGTTCGACGCGTCGTTCCCGGCCGCGGTGAACCTGGGCGCGGGGCTGGGTGTGAATGCGCAGTACAAGACGACGTGGCCTGCGGGTACGGCGACGAATGCGGCGATCACGGAGGCGGTGATCGTCAACGATTCGTCGACGAACGCGACGTCGACGGCGGCGAACACGATCAGCCGGACGGTGTTCACGGCGATCAACAAGACGGCCGCGGATGTCCTGGTTGCGACTTGGAACCACAAGCAGCTGGGTTCCTAGCCTGTTTCCTTGTTGCCCGATTCCCTCGAAATGCTTCGCGCTCGTGAGCGTGACGTGAAGCGAGCCCGCGACAGCTGACCAACTACATCGGAGGCCCCCATGACTACTACTCGACGGGGGTCCTGACCGATGGCTCTCACTCTCGCGCAGGGCGCGCAGATGGTGGCGGATCCGTTGTATGCGTCGCGGATCCGGTCGGCGATGGTGCGGGCCGCGATCTCGGTGTCCTCGGAGGTTCAGGGTGCCCTGTCGTCGAATGCGTGGGTGAAGCGCAGGCAGTTGGCGACACGCATCTTGAACGGGCCGGATTCGATGCTGGCGTCGTTCGTGGCGGCGGTGGCGGCCGATCAGGCGTCGTCGCTGGCGTGGTTCGCGCCGGTGGCGATCGCGTCGTCGTCGAGCGCGAACCCGCTCGTGATCACCACTTCGGCGTCCCACGGGTATGTGAACGGGGACGTGGTGGAGGTGTTCGAGCATCTGGTGAACACCCGCGCGAACGGGGTGTGGTCGGTGACGAATCTGACGGCGACCACGTTCTCGGTCCCGATGGCCGGCAACGGCACGGGGACGGCGTCGGGGTTTGTGATGAAGGTGGAGACGGACGCGAACATCGCGTTCACGGTGAACAGCGTGTTCTCGGCTGTCGCCGGGTTGGCTCCGGGTGAGTGACGTGGCGGAGTTCACGCCGTTCCCGGTGCCGAAGTCCTCGGGGGACACGCCGCTTGTGCGTCCGGGCGCCGTGGACTTTCTCGGCACGAAGGTCGGCTGCTACGTGTGCTCGGGCTGCGGCGAGCCGTTGCAGCACGGCACGTGGATGCACGAGACGGTCGAGGACATCGACGGCGTGGCGATGGTGACCGGACTCGACGCGTACGCGGGTCGGGGTGGTCCGCGGGTGCATCACTGCGGCGCCGATCACCCGGATGACCCGCCGTGGCAGCGTCCGGGTTGGGCGTATCCGCCCGGTCCGGTCGGTGGTGGCTGATGGCCACCCAGTACAGCGTCTCGACGGGGTCGATCGCGTTGGTGGCGGCGACGGCGAAGACGTGCATCGAGATCCCCACCGGCTCGACGGCACCGTTGACGGTGATCGCGTTGGAGTTGTCGTTCTCGCACACGGCGGCGTCGTCGTGCGTGGTCGAGTGGGGGACGTTCACGACGACCGGCACGGGGACGACGGTGACGGCGTTCAAGTACGGCATGGACCAGGGCCCTGTGGCCCTCTTGGGCACGGTGAAGATCGCGGACACGGTGGAACCGGCGGGGTTCGCGCGCGGCACCCTGCCGTCGTGGGTGTTCCCGCTGCCGGGCATGTACTCGGCGTTCCACCCGTACGCCCGTGAGATGTACCAGCCGGTGTCGACGAACCGGGCGTTGCGCCTGACGGCCGTCGCGGCGGGCAACGTGCACATCAACCTCGTGTTCGAGCAGTAGCCGGTGACGGTTCTGGAGAACAACTTCGACGGCGGCCCGGCGGGGACGACGTTGACGGCAGCGAACTCGGCGCAGGGCGGGGACGCGTTCGACCTGGTGCAGAACGCCGGGATCTCCGGTGTGGTGATGCGGTACTCGGCCACCCCGGCGCGGCCGACCGCCGAGTTCTCGATGGAGATCAGCACGGGGGCGACGAGCGCCAGCCCGAAGTTCAACTGGTCCACGTCGATGGGCACCCAAACCCAGGTGTGGGCGCGGTTCTACCTGTACTACTCGACCCTGCCGACGGGCAGCAAATGCTACGTGTGGCGTGCGGAGTCCACGGGTTCGGCGACCGGGGTGTGTTCGATGGTGGGCATCGACCCGGCGACCGCACGCGTGTTCGTGTGCAACTTCGACGCGACGGTGTTCGCCTACACGACGGCCACGGTGGTGGCCGGGTCGTGGATGCGCATCGAGGCCCGGGTGCAGGCCAGCACCACGACGGGCAACGCGGACGTGTGGCTGTACAAGGGCGACGACGTCGACTCCGACAACGTGTCGGACACGATCACCATGTCGGGGCAGAACTTCGGGGCCGCGTCGGCCACGAACTACCTGTACGGCTACACGTCGTCCTCGGCGAACTGGCCGCAGATGTTCCTGTCGGGCGTGGGGGTGTCCAGTGAGGGCCCGCTGGGGCCGTTGCCGTTCCGGCTCGGCAAGGGGTCCCCGTCGGGGAACCTGTCGACTCCGGTGGCCGTCCACGACTCTCTGGGGTGACCGGTGACCGCACCGCTGTTCGGTCGCCGCACCCCCATCCAGCCCCGGTTCGGGCATCCGGCGTATGTGGTCGACCTGCCGGAGCTTGCGGTGGACGACGACGCCGGTGTGTCGGATGCGGCGGTCGTCGAGTCGGCGTTCGGGATTCTCGGTGACGACACCGCCGGTGCCGCCGACGACTTCTCGACGGCGGCCGTCTACGGGCTCACCGTCACCGACAGTGCCGCAGCCACGGACGCGGCCACCCAGGCGGTCACCTACGGGCTGACGGTCACCGACAGTGCCGGTGCGGTCGACGCGTCGGACGTGTCCACGGTGTGGGTGCGGGGTACGGCCACCGGCGGCGCGAACGCCACCTCGTTCAACCTCACCATCCCCGCCACAGTGCAGCCCAACGACGCGCTGCTCATCGCGTGGACGATGCTGAACACGGCCGTCCCGACTGTCCCCACCGGCTGGACCGCGCTGCTCGCGCCGTTCGACCACCCCACCGCCACATCTCGCCAGTACCTGCTGTACCGGGTCGCGCAGGCCGGTGACGCCGGGGCGACCGTGGCGATGGTGAACGACGTCATCAACCGGCACACCGCCGTCCTCGTCGCCTGGGCGGGGACCGCTGCGACCGCCCCGTTCGAGGTCGCGACGCAGGTCGCGGAGACCGTCAACCAGACCAGCCACACCACACCCACCACGGCCACGGCCACTGCCGGCGCTTTGGCGGTGTCGGTCATCTCGGAGCGGTCGACGACGTCGAACACGGCGTGGTCGCCCCCGGCGGGGTTCACGGTGGCGGCGGTCGCGAATGCGACGGGTTCTGGTGGCACGTCGACCGCGGTCGCGGACGATCTGACGCATCTGCCGTCGGCGACGTCGATCGGCGGCGGGACTTGGGTCGGCGCCAACACCAACGTGAACGTGATCACCGCCACGCTGGCCGTGAAGCCCGCCGTGCCGGGGGCGACGTTCACTGTCACCCCGACCGACAGCGCCGGGGCCACGGACACCGCCGCGACGGCTGCGACGTTCACCCGGGCGGTGGACGACCCGGCGGGCTCCGTCGACACGGCGACCACCGCGGGCGCCTACACGCGGACCGTCGACGACCCGGCAGGTGCGAGCGACGCGGCTGTTCTGTCGCTGACGGTGACTGTCGCCGCCACTGACAGCGCAGGCGCCGCGGACACGGCCGTGACCTCGGTGACGCATCCGGTTGCGGTGGACGACCCGGCCGGGTCTGTGGACACGACGCTGCTGGCCGCGACGGTCGCGCGCACGTTCACGGACACAGCCGGCGCCACAGATGTCGCCGCGGTGGTGGCGACGTTCGGCAGGACGGTCGACGACGCGGCGGGCAGCACCGATGCGACCACGTGGTCGCTGGTGGCCGGGTTCTCGGCCACCGACCCGGGGGGCGCCACCGACACAGCGAGCCTCGCCGCGGTCCGCGCGGTGACGGTGGACGACGGCGCGGGGTCCACGGACACAGCCACGGCGGCCTCGACCGCGTCCCGCACGTTCACCGACGTCGCGGGTGCGGCGGACACGTCGACCGTGGCCGTCACCACCACCCGCACTGTCGACGACACCGCCGGTGTCACCGACACGGCGACCGTCGCAGCGACGCACACACGCAGCTTCACCGACGACAGCGGCACCGTCGACACGGCCACGACCGCGTCCACCGCCGCCCGGACGTTCACCGACACGGCCGGTGTCGTGGACACGACCGTCGTGTCGCTGGTCAAGGCGCTCACCGTCACCGACAACTCCGGGCCCACAGACACGGCCGCGACGGTGGTCACCCGCACCGTGACTGTCACCGACACGGCCGGGGCGTCGGACACTGCCGGGAAAACGCAGGCCCTCGGTGTCGTCGACGACGCGGGTTCGGGCGACACGTACAGCGGCAGCGCGGGGCTCACGATCGGTGACCCGGCCGGTGCGACCGACGTGGCTTCACCGGCGCTCACGTCGCAGCGGTCGTTCACCGACGGCGCGGGCGCCAGCGATGTGGTGGCGTTCGCGTTCGTTCGCGGGCTGCCGGTCGACGATCCGGCCGGGTCGGGCGACGTGTTCGTGTCGGCCGCTGCCTATGACCGCACGGTGGGCGACGACGCGGGTGCCACCGATTCGGTGTCGCCGGTGCGGGTGCTGGTGCGGGCGGTCGTCGACGGTACGGGCGCGGATGACGTGCTGGTGATGCGCCTGGGTGTGCCGCCGGTGTCGGGTTCGGCGGTGGTGCGGCGCACGGGCCCGGCGGGAACGGTGCGGGATGTGACGCGGCGGGTGCACGTCACGGTGTCGACGGGGCCGGGGAGGGTGAGGCGCAGATGAGTGAGGTCGGCGACGCGGTCACCTTGACGATGGAGACGACGACGGGTGCGGTGGTGACGGCGGAGGCGTTCCGTGAGGACGGGACGTCGGTGCCGGAGGTGGGTGTCGCGGAGGCCCCGGCAGCGAGCGGCCTGTATCCGCACACGTTCGTTCCGGACGTGGCGGGCCGGTGGGTGGTGTTGTTCGTCGCGTCGGGCACGGTGACGGCGCGGGAGCGGCACCCGCTGCTGGTGGATGCCGCTGATGCCCCGTTGCCGTATGCGTCGGTGGACGATGTGGTGGACGTGTTCGGGGCGTTGGACGTGCCGCAGGTGACGTTGACGGAGCGGCTGCTGGCGACCGCGTCCCGCAGGATGCGCAGCGCGGTCCCGGCGTTGGAGGGCAACCTGGCCCTGGGCACGGTGTCGTGGTGGGACGCCCGCGACGTGGCGGTGGCGATGGTGTTGCGGGTGCTGCGGAACCCGGCGGCGTTGAGCAACGAATCGGCCGGACCGTTCAGCGTCAACTACAACTTCCGGCTGGCGGCGGGGTTCCTGTTCGTCGGTCAGGACGAGCTCACCCAGTTGGCCCCGGCGGCTGCCGGCAACGGCGGTGTCGGGACGGTCGCGTTCGGGGTCAGGGCTCGGCGGGACTGCGCTGCTCCTTGGTGACTGGCTCCGCCACAGTCGCCCAGGTGGCGGCGAGGGCCATCTGTCCATCCGCAGCTTCGCGCAGGAACTGGCGCATGTCGGGCGTGTGAACCGGCTCGAGTCGGTCCGGCCACCGCGACTCGGAGGCCCGTCTCAGCAGGTCGGCAGCCTGCTCGGCGTGCCACACGGCCCGGCCAGCCGGATCGTCCGGGTAAGGCTTCGTCCAGGTCGTCGCGCCGCTACCTCTGCGGATCAGTGGGCCGTGGAGCACGGTTGCCCAGTTGCTCACGGGTTCCACCTTCCAGGCGTGGTCGTCATGCCGGTCAGCGTACCGAGAGGTGGCGACCGAGAGTGAGGTTCGCGCACGGGGAGACGGTCGTCCGGCTGCGGTACACCCTGATCGGCACCGACGGCTACGGCAACGACCTGTACGACGACGAACCCGCAGAGACACCCCTCCCCGATGTGGGTGTCGCGCCCCGCTACTCCTCCGAACGTGACCAGGGCGAGTCGACGGTCATCGTCGGGAAAACCCTGCTCCTGCCGCCGCTGCCCGGCTACGACGTGCAGCCCGGCGACCGGTTCCGTGTCGGTGGCGCCGTGTACGAGGTGGAGGGTGAGCCGGGTGTGTGGCGGTCCCCGTTCTCCGGCACGTTCTTCGGCACCGAGGTGCCCGTGAAGCGGGTGACGTGATGGCCGACGGATACCAGGCCGACTACTCCGGTATCGGGCGTCTCCTGACGTCGCCGGGCATGGTGGCGGAGATGCGGCGCCGCGCCGAGAAGATGAAGGTGTACGCCGAGAGCATCGCCCCCGTGGACGAGCACGGCCCGCATCCCGGCCGGTACAAGGCGTCGTTCCACGTCGAGTCGGGTGTGCAGCGGCGGAAGACGAGCCGCGCGTTCGGGCGGCTCTACAACGACAGCCCCGAAGCGTTCTATGTCGAGTTCGGTACTTCCCGGACTCCACGCCATCGTGTCCTCGGCCGTTCACTCGACGCCGCCAGAGACTAGGGAGGACCTACCGTGCCAACCGTCCGCATCAGCTACCACCCCGACAACAGCCTCATCGGCACCACCCGCGACGTCACCGACGACGAGGCCCGCGAGCTGGTCCGCGACGGGCGGGCCGTCGTCATCGACGACACCGACGAACTGATGGGCATGACGAAGGCGGAGCTGATCAAGCACGCCGCCCGGGTCAACGTGCCCGTGGCGCAGTCGGCGACGAAGGAAGACATCGCCGAGGCGATCCGGGCCGCTCAGACGTCCGGTGAAGCCTCGACGGCCGTCCCCGGTGGCGCAGGACCCATCGGCGGCTCCGGGCCCGCCACGGCGTCCACGGGCACCGGCCCGGGTGCGGCGACGAGCACGTCAGTGTCCTGACCGATGCCTTATGCCAGCGTCGAAAAGCTTCTCGTCGCCTGGCTGGAGTCGCAGCTCCCGACTGTTACGCGTGTCGTCACGGAGCTCCCGGCGCAGCTCGCAACCAAGCTGCCGGTGGTGCAGGTGGTGCGTTTCGGCGGTCCGGACGATCAGCCGACCATCGACCTGCCGACTGTCGACGTCGACTGCTACGCGGCCAGCCGTGGCACCGCCGAGGACCTCGCCGAAGACGTGCGTGACCTGCTGCGGTTCACCCTCCCCGGCAAGACGGTCGGCGGGACGACGGTGAGCCGGGTGCAGACCATCGCCGGGCCGCACTGGCGGCCGTGGGACGACACGACGATGCGCCGCTACGGCGCGTCCTACCAGCTCACCGTCCGCCGCCCCGCCGCCTGACCCACCCCACTGCCGACCCGACCCCTCCCGGGCCGGGCGCTGCCGCCTGCCCGCACGAAGGAGAGAACCTGATGGCAAGCAACCCTGACTTCATGCGCGCCGGAGCGGCCGGAGTCGCGTTCACCGGCGCCACGGGGGTGACGTTCCCCGTCGGGTTCGCCGCCCCCTCCACCGGCTGGACCGACATGGGGCACATCTCCGAAGACGGGCTCACCGCGACGGCCAGCGAGGAACGCAAGGAGTGGACCCCGTGGGGCCGGTCGTCGCCGGTCCGCACCCAGGTCACGAAGGCGGAACGCACCTTCAAGATCACCTGCTGGGAGACGAACAAGACGACCCTGGGCCTGTACTACAAGCAGACCACGATCGTCCCCGACGTGACGACCACGATCATGGACTTCACCGACGCGAACGCGTTGAACCAGGACCGGCGGGCGTTCCTGTTCGACGTGACGGACGGGGCCAACAACCTGTTCCGGTTCGCCGTCCCGACCGGTGAGGTCACCGGCCGCGGCGACGTGGTGTACAAGACGGCGGAGCTGATCGGCTACGAGTTGACGATCACCGCCTACCCGGGGTCCGACGGCGTGTCCGTGCACTCCTACTTCAAGCTCGCCGGGATCACGACCTGATGGCCGCCGAGAAGCTGGCCGCGGTGGAAGCCGAAGTCACGGCCGAGGTCGACGACGGGTCCGTGGTGGTGGAACTCGTCACCGACGACGGCAAAGAGGACATTCGGGTTCCGGCGGCGGGGAAGTGGAAGAGCCGCGCGAACACGGCGCTGGCGCACGGCGACTTCGAGTCGTGGGCCGACATGGTTCTCGCCGCCGACGACCGGGCGAAGTGGCTGGACCTGGATCCGACGAACGACGACCTGACCGGCTTCTTCGATCGTTGGAAGGAGCTCGCCGGGCAGGACCTGGGAAAATTGCGGAGCTCACGGCCCTCCTCGAGGAGCACGCGGAGGCGGTAGAAGCCGACATCGCCCGCCACTATCCGGGCCGCGATCTGCGGGACCTGTGGCGTGGCCGGATGACGTACCGGGAACTCGGGGTCCTGATCGACGGGCTGCCGCCGGAGTCGGCGACGGTGACGGCGATCCGCGACGGCATGACGCCGGAGCAGTTGGCGGCCCTGCCGAAGCCGTCGGGGCACGGCCCGTGGTCGCGGATCGAGGCCCTCCTCGCCGAGGTGTGCGATCGGCTCGCGTGGACCACCTACGCCGTGTACGTGGCCGGTGGGGGGAAGCCGCCGGAGCCGAAGCCGATGCCCCGCCCCGGTGTGGCGTCGGCGGCGGTGAAGGTGCCGCCGTCGGATGAGGTCCTGGCGCACATGGCGGCGATGCGGAACCGGCCCGGCGCGGAACCCGTGCGTGTCGCCGGACCGGAAGACCGGGCAGCGGCTGCCCGTCACATGCTCGCGATGCGTGACCGGGACGGGGGCGACCTGTGACCGCACCCGGTATCAACGTCGGCTCCGTCGGGGTCACTGTCGTCCCCGACACGCGCCGGTTCGTGCCCACGTTGCGGCGCGACCTCAACCCCGTCGCCAAGAGCATCGGCGAGGACATCGGCCGGCAGATCTCCGATGGCATCGCGAAGAACTTGAAGAACCCGAAGGTGCAGGTCGACGCCGACACCGCCGGGGCGTCGGGGAAGTTGGACCGGGTCGGCGCGCAGGCCGACCGGCTCGGCCGTTCCTCTCCGACGATCAACGTGGACGTGGACACGGCGGGCGCGAACGCGCAGCTGTCGGCGTTGGAGTCCCGGATCGCGTTCGCGGGTGTGGGCATGGCGGGGCTGGTGTCCGCCGGTCTGCTGCTGGGGTCGGCTTTGGTCCCCGCTGCGGGGGCTGCGGCTGTCGCGGTGGCGGGGATCGGCACGGCGGCGATCGGCGCCGGTGCGGGACTGGGGGTGATGTTCCTGGGCTTCTCCGGTGTCGGGGATGCGGTGAAGGCGTTGGGTGCGGCGCAGCTGGCCGCCGGGAAGGACGCCGCGTCTGCGGCGGCGCGGCAGTTGTCGCTGGCGAACTCCGCCGACCAGGTCCGCAACGCCGAGCAGAACCTGACGCGCGCGCAAGGTCAGGCGAAGACGGCGCAGCAGGATTTGACCCGCGCGAGGCAGGACGCCCGCCGCGCCATGCAGGACCTGGCGTTGCAGGTGCGTGGCGGGGCGCTGGCGCAACGCCAGGCGAACCTGGACGTGGCGCGGGCGAAGATGGAACTCGACCGGGTCAGCGCCGACCCGAAGTCGACCGCGCTGGAACGGCAGCAGGCGCAGCTGTCCTACGAGCAGGCCGTGCAGCAGCTGGACGAGCAGACGGTGCGCACGCAGCGGCTGCGGCAGGAGAAGGCCGCCTCCGACCGGGCCGGTGTCAACGGATCCCGGCAGGTCGTGGACGCGCAGCAGCGGGTCGCTGCCGCGAACGACACAGTGCGACAGGCGCAGCAGTCCGTCGTGTCGGCGCAGCGGAGCTTGGAGCGCGCGTCGGTGACGGCAGGCGCGGCGGCGTCGGCGGCGATGGTGAAGCTGCGGCAGTCGATGGACAACCTGTCCCCGGCCGGGCAGGCGTTCGCCCGGTTCCTGTTCTCCCTCAAGCCGCGCCTGGATGCTCTGCGGGCCACCGCACAGGCCGGGCTGCTACCCGGCGTGGAGGCGGGGATCCGTTCCCTGCTGCCGTACTTCCCGCAGCTCAACCGGTTCGTCGCCGCGGCGGCACGGGTGCTGGGCGACATGTTCGCCGCTGCGGGGCGGGCGTTGACGTCTCCGTTCTGGCGGGAGTTCTTCGGGTTCCTGGCGGAGAACGCGTTGCCTGCGTTGCGGCAGATGGGGGCGGTCGTCGGGAATTTGGCGACGGGTCTCGCGGCGATGTTCATGGCGTTCAATCCGGCGGCGAAGGACTTCGGCGACGGCCTGGTCGGTTTGACGGCCCGGTTCGCGGCGTGGGCGAAGGGGTTGAAGGACAACAGGGGTTTCCAGGAGTTCCTGGCCTACATCCGGGAGAACGGGCCCCGGGTGGTGGCGATGCTGGGGTCCCTGTTCCGGGGGCTCGAGAATGTGGTCCGCGCGCTGGCCCCGATCGGTGGGACGGCGATCGCCGGTCTGGAGCGGCTGGGGAACATCATCTCCGCCATCCCGGCGAAGGATTTGACGATCATCGCCGTCGGTATCAGCGCGGTCGCGGCGGCGGTTTTTCTGACGAACATCGCGTTGGCTCTCATCGCGACCCCGGTGCTGGCGGTCATCGCCGCGATCGGGGCGCTCGGTGTCGCCGTCGTCTTGGCGTACAACCGGTTCCCGGTGTTCCGGCGGGTGGTGGAGGCCACGTGGCAGGCCATCGTCGACGCGACGAAGTGGGCGTGGGAGAAGGTCATCAAGCCCGTGTTCGCGGCCCTCGTGTGGTTCTACGAGAACGTCGTGGCCCCGGTGGTGATGTGGCTGTGGAACAACGTGTTCAAGCCCGTGTTCGACGCGATCGGCGGCGCGGCGAAGTCGGTTTGGGACAACTTCCTGCACCCCATTTTCACGGCCATCGCGTGGACCATCGAGCACGTGCTGGGCCCGATCTTCATGTGGCTGTGGCATGACGAGATCGAACCGGTGTGGAACGGCATCAAGATCGTCATCTCCGTCGCATGGGCTGTCATCAAGGTCATCTTCGGCCTGCTGCAGATCGCCATCAAGATCCTCGTGGGGATCTTCCGGGGCTTCTTCCTGACGGTGAAGGCCGTGTTCGACGGTGTGGGCGCGGCGGCGAAGTGGGTTTGGGAAAAGATCCTGCGGCCGGTGTTCAAGGCTGTGGGTGGGTTCATCTCCGAGAACGTGGCCCCCTCGTTCAAGAAGGGCGTGGAGGCCATCGGGAAGGCGTGGGACGGGCTGCGGAACGCGGCCAAGGTCCCCGTCAAGTTTCTCGTCGAAACGATCCTCAACAAGGGTTTGCTGGCCGGGTACAACTACATCGCGAAAATGTTCAACGTCAAGCCGGACAATGTGCAGATCAAGCTGCCGAAGGGGTTCGCCGGTGGCGGCGTCTACCCCGGGTACACGCCCGGCCGGGACGTCGGCATGATCGGCGTCTCCGGCGGTGAGGCGATCATGCGTCCGGAGTGGACGCGCGCCGTCGGCCCCGGCTATGTGGACGAGGCCAACAAGGTGGCCCGCAGCGGCGGTGTCGGCGGGGTGCAGCGCTGGCTGGGCGGCTACGCCGACGGTGGGCTGATCGGCCGCATCACGGGGCCGCTGGACCGGATGCGGGCCCTCGGTGACTCGCCGTGGGTGCAGGCCATCGCCGCCATCCCGAAGGCCATCGCGGCGATGATCGTCCGCAAGGTGACGTCGCTGGTGGAACTGAGCTCCACCGGCGCCCTCGGCCGGGCCAGCGGTGTCGTCGGACAAGGCATGGGTGCCCACTCGTACAACAACATCATCGCCCTCGCCCGGAAGTCGAACATCCCGTTCGGTGTGTCGTCCACGCTGCGGAACACCAACGACTACCACGGCCGCGGCCTGGCCGTCGACATGTACTCCTCGGCCGACAACATGGCGAAACTCGCCCGCTGGATGTACCGGCTGTCCAACTACGAGCTGGAACTCATCCACTCCGGTGGCGGCGGGTTCTTCGTCAAGAACGGGAAGCGGGTCGGCGCCGGATACTACGGAGGCTGGGCGGCCCCCGGCACCGACACGACGATCGGCCAGCACTACAACCACGTCCACGCGGCGATGACGAACCCCGCCATCACCGCCGCCCGCCAAGCCCTCGGCCTCGGTACGGCCATCGGCTTCGACTCCGGCGGCTACATCCCACCCGGCGTGTCGACCGTCTACAACGGCACCGGACGCCCCGAGGCGGTCCTCACCGACCGGCAGTGGCGCACCCAGCAGCAGCTGGTCGCCCGCGCCGGCGGGGGCACGTTCACCGGGAATCTGGTGCTGGACGACGGCACGTTCATGGGCCGGATCCGCGGCGAGATGGAGGCCGTTGCCGACGGCCTGGCCGGGGACCTCGCCGACGCGCGCATCTACGGGGGGTGAGGTGTGCCGTTCACCGCCACCCCGCAGCCCGACAACAGTCCGCCGCGGGTTCTGCTGGAGTTGACCGGCATGGCGGGGTCGTCGGCGACCGTTCAGCGGCGTGACCCCGATGGGCGTACCCGCCCGGTGCGCCTCGGTGACCCGGCGGCGTTGTCGGGTGGGGCGTGGATCGGCTACGACTACGAGTCGTGGTTCGGGCAGCCCACCGTGTGGGAGGCCACCACCGCCCCCGGCGGTACCGTCACGGTCACCGAGTCGGTGACGTTGGATGTGGCGGCGGTGTGGCTGCGGCATCCCGGTGTCCCCGACCTGTCGGTCCGCCTGGAGGTCGCCGGGGAACCGGACGAGACGTACCCCATCAACCAGCTGGTGACCGCGCCACAGGGCCGCAAGTACCCGATCGTGTACACCGACGGGCGCAGGAAGGCCAAGTCGGCGACGTTGCAGGTGTACACGTGGGACTTGGATGAGCGCCAAGCCCTGCTGTCGGTTGTGGACGACGGGCAGGTTCTGCTGCTGGATGTGCCCGCATCGTTCCGGTGGGGTGTCGAGCACCAGTACATGGCGATCGCCGATGTGACGGCGACCCGGTCGGTGCCGGAGGTCGCGGAGTTCGGTGGACGCACCTGGTCGTTGCCGTATCTGGTGGTGGACCGGCCGGAGGGCGGCCAGCAGGCGCAGTGGTCGTGGGCCGATGTGGCCGCCACGTATGCGACGTGGGCGGATGTGCAGGCCGCGTTCGCGACGTGGCGTGACCTGATCGCGAACCGGCCCCGCACGGTCCCGACAGCACCGCCGCCCGCGGGTGGGAACGGGACGGTCGGGGCGACGGTCACCGAGGCGGTCTGATGCACACCCAGTCGCCGGGGTTCTTCGACGGGCTCCGCTATTCGCAGCGGGTCCGTTCGCGGCTCGACGTGTGGCGGGGCGGTGTCCGCATCGAAGACGACGTGCCGTTCACGACCGGCGAGGTCAGTGCCGGCAGCGGCACGGGTGTGCGGCGGTCGTTGAATGTGACGATCTCCGACACGTCGCTGTGGGAGGTGCTGGCGCCGGGGGCGGAGCTGCGGCCGTACCGGGGTGTGGCGTATCCGAACGACGCGACGGAGCTCGCCCCGTTGGGTGTGTTCCGGGTGGATTCGCGGTCGATGAAGGCCGGGGTGGGCGGCGAGATCTCGATCTCGTCGGCGCCGGACCGGTGGGCGCGGGTGCAGCGGGCCCGGTTCCTGACCCCGGCCGCGTCGGTGGTGGGTGCCCTGGTGCGGGACGAGGCGCGGCGGCTGATGGTGTCTGCGGTGCCGGAGGCCGGGTACACGGTGACAGCGTCCTCGAGCCTGGCCGTGGGGGCGTTGGTGTGGGAGCGGGACCGCGACAAGGCGATCACCGACGACCTGCTGGCGGCGATCGGCGCCGAGGGGTTTTTCGACACGGCCGGGGACATCGTGATCCGGGACGCGCCGCTGCTGTCGGCGGAGCCGGTGTGGACGGTCGACGCCGGTGTCGAGTCGGCAGTACTGGTCGACGGGGATCTGTCGGTGGACGCGGCCCGCACCTACAACGTGGTGGTCGTCAGCCCGTCGTCGATCGACGGGACGGCGCCGTTCGCCCGGCAGATCGTGAAGGACCTGGACCCCGACAGCCCGACGTTCGTGACCACGTACGGCGAGGTGCCGTACTTCTACGCCTCCCCGCTGATCACCACCGTCCCCGCGGCGCTCGCGGCGGCGACGACGATCCTGAACCGGGTCCGCTCGTTCAACGCCCAACTGGATCTGGTGGCGGCCTGCAATCCGGCGTTGGAGCCGGGTGATGTGATCCTCGTCCGGTTCCTGGACGGGGTGGTGCAGCGGCATCTGATCGACTCGGTGACGGTGCCGTTGCCGATGGGGGATCAGCGGATCACGACCCGCTCCTCGCGCCCTGAGGGTGACGTTCCGGCGGAGGAGTGACCTGTGGCGTCTGGCCGTGACCGGTTGAAGGCGGAGATGACCGGCAGGCATTCGCCGGGGACGGTGGTGACGGGCCGCTTCGGTCAGGGCGTCGTCGCCACGGTGACCGCGGGGGCCGCGTCGGACGGCAACGCCCTGGTGACGGTGGCGTGTGACGACGGTGTGACCGCGAAGTGCGCCTACAACGCCGGGTATACGCCGACGGTGGGGCATGTGGTGTTGCTGGCGGTGCAGGGGCCGCAGCGCACGATCCTCTGCCACGTCATCGGCACGCCCTGACCTTTGTTCATCCCCGGGCCCTCGGGCCCTGATCCGTCGTGCCCGAGGGAGTGCTGATGCCCGACCTGCCCACCAACATCGTCGCCGGACAACCCGACCACGCAGGCATCCACAACACCGAACGCACCGAAATCAACTCCGAACGCACCCGCCTCGCCGCCCTCGAAGCGATCCACCTGTACGAACGCGTCCAAGACGAAGGCAGCGACGAACCGCAGCGGGCGAAACTCAACTTCGTCGGCGCGGGGGTCGACGTCACCGATGACTCGACCAACGGGCGCACCACCGTCACCATCACCGGCGGCACCACCACCACACCCCGCCCCCAGTTCCTCACCGTCGCCTCCAACGACGCCCCCGCCGACTTCAAGGCCGGGGCCGACTACGTGTGCGACGGCACCGGCGACGAAGCCGAAATCAACACCGCGTTGCAGCGCGCCGCGCCCCTGCAGTCCCGCAACGCCAACATGCCCGCCACCGCAGCGCAGCTCGGCCGTGTCCAGCTGTCCGGTGGCCGGTTCAACTGCGCCAACCCGATCGTCACCTGGACTGGTGTCGACTTCTCCGGCGTCGGCTGGCTGTCCGAGGTCCGCGCCGTCGCGAACAACGGCACCGGGCTGATCAAGTTGGGGAATGTCAACGACCACCTGACGTCGGTCCACGACCTGTACCTGTACGGCAACTTCGGCTCCGGCGGCACCTGCAACGCCATCGACTTCGACATGACCGGATCGGTGTCGGCGTCCGGTGTCTCCAACTACCCGTCGTCGTCGCCGGACTCGTACCACATGATCCGCGACGTGTTCATCGACGGGTTCACCGGCGGCACCCGCCACGGCGTGCACATCTGGTCGACGACGACGACGAAGAACCGCGGCAACATGGTCAGCCGGTTGCAGATCCGCAACTGTTCCGGCGACGGGATCTGGCTGTCGGCGGCGTCGGACTCGTTCGTCTCGGACTGTCACGTGGGGACGATGGGCGGGGCCGGGTACCGGATCGCGACCGGGAACACGAAGATGGCGAACTGCAAGTCGTTCTTCTGCGACGCGTACGGGTTCGTGTTCACGTCCGGCCGGTGCACCATCACCGGCTGCGAGTCGCAGGACGACTTCGTGGGCTTCTACTTCAACGCCGCGCCGACGGTCGGCAACGGGCTCACCTGCGACACGTCTTCCGACGCCGGGATCATCATGTCCTCGACGGACGTGGTGCTGACGGGGTTCAACATCTTCAACCGCTCCGGTGGCCGGTACGCCACGCAGACGCGTGGCCTGTGGGTGGATGCCGCGTTCACCGACGTGACGATGGTCGGGAAGGTCGAACCGGCGCGGATCACCACCCCGTTCGTCGGCACCGCCAACGTGGGTGCCCGGTCGTTCTCCCGCGTCTCCGACGGCACCACCTTGTACGCCGTCGGCTGACCCCGCACGTCCCCCTCACCCGACCGAACCGTAGGAGGACCGCGTGGGAACCACTGTCGGTGGACTGGTCTACCCGGAGAACTCCGACGCCCCCGCGGGCCCGCAGCAGATGAAGGCCCTCGCCGACGCCGCCGACCCGAAGATCGTGCGCCGTTTCACGTCCTCGGCGGACCGCGCCGCGCAAGTCCCGTCGCCGCAGGATGGTGAGGTCACCTACCTGTCGGATGTGGACCGGCTGGAGGTCCGCGCCGGAGGCGTGTACGTGCGGCTCACCGTCCCCGCCGACCTCACCCTGCTCACCAATCCGCCAGCCTGCCACCTGTACCGGGCGGCAGCGCTCAGCCTCAACGGCACCACCAGTGCCGTCCCCATCGTGTGGACCGAATCGGCGCGGGACACCCACGGCATGTTCACCGACAACTCGTCCCGCGTCACCGCCACCGTCGCCGGGCTGTACCACGTGCGGGTCCGCCCGGGGTTCGGCAACTACGCCGCGCCCATCAAATACCTGTCGGTGCGCAAGAACTCGGCGGGCTCCAACGCGGGCGGCACGGAACTGTTCACCGTCGTGTTCGACACCGGCACCTCCGGGTCGTCGGCGTCCCTGCCGCCCGTGTACGCCGACTTCGACGAGCCGTTCACGATCGGCGACTACTTCGAGGCGTTCGTGTACCAGAACTCGGGCGGCGTCATCACCGGCGGCCTGTCCGGCGGGCAGACCGCGACCTTCGTGCAGGCCCGGCGGGTGTCGGCCTGATGCCGCCGAGCCGCCGGTGGTGGATGGTTGGCCGGAAGGGCCTGTTCCTCATCCTGTTCGGCAACATCTGGTGCCTCATCGGCTACAGCTACCTGACCGGCAAGACATCCAGCTCGGGGCTGCGGAACCTCGTCGCCGTCCTCGACACCCTCCCGTTGACGGTGCAGAACTGGGGCGCGGTGTGGATCGCGGCCGGGCTGCTGGGCATCGTCTGCGCCCTGACCCGGCACATGACCGCCGGGTTCGCGGTCCTCGTCGCGATGCCGTCGTGGTGGGCCGCGGTGTTCCTGATGTCGGCGGCGGTGTACGGCGTGGACCTGGCCTGGCTGGGCGCGGAGGTCTACGCGGCGCTCAGCCTCGCCCTCGCGTTGCCCGCGGGGATGCTGGAGCCGCGCCCCGGAAACGGGGGGTGACGTCGTGGACTGGCAGTCCATCGCAACCCTGGGTGCCGCCGCCCTGTCGGCGTTCGCCGTCGCGTACACAGCCCGCTCGTCACGCCGCGCGCAGGAGATCGAGAAGGCCGCCGAGCAGACCGCCTACGAGCGGGCCGAGAAAATCAACAAGGGCATCGTCGCCGACCTGGAGACGGCCCTCGAGCGGGTCCGCCGCAACGCGGCCACAGCGAACGAGCGCGCCGACCGGCTCGAACGCCAGGTGGCGACCCTCCGGCGGCTGCTCATCAAGCACGCCCCTGGCGTGAACATCACCGACTTCACTGACTGAGGGAGACACATGAGCGCCCCGGAGCGCGTGGAGCTCGAACCTGTGCAGATCGACCCGTCGCTGTGGCCGCCGCCGCGCCCGTATCCGGGTGACGACTCCCCGGATGTGGGGCACGGCGTGAAGGGTGAGACGGCGGTCGGTGAGCCGGAGGGGTTCGCGGGCGCGGAGGCGCAGTGGATCGTCATCCCCTGCCCGGACTATTCGAGCCGCGGCAGCAAGCGGATCGTGGCCGGGATCTTCCACACCGCCGAAGGTGCGCTGACGGTCACCGAGCTCGGGAACTTCTTCAAGAACACGCCCCGGTTCGTGTCGTCGCACGTCGGCACGGACACGGCCGGGCGGCGGGGCCGGTACGTGCCGGACCAGTGGGCGGCGTGGACGAACCCCGACGTCAACGAGTCGACGCTGACACTCGAGCAGTGCGCGTTCGCCGCCTGGACGGAGAAACGGTGGCTGTCGGAGAAGCTGCTGCTGGAGGCCGGCGCGGCGTGGGCGGCAGAGCTGAATCTGCGGTACGGCATTCCGTTGCGGTGGATCAGCCCGGCGCAGTTGAACGCTGCGGTGCGGGCCAACGACGTCCGTCTGGGCGGGTTCTCGGATCACTACTGCGTGACGGTGGCGCGGGCCCGGGTGGGCGGTCACACGGACTGCGGGCCGGGGTTCCGGGGCCGGGTGAAGGACCAGATCATGGCGCGCGCCAGAGTGCTGGCGGCGCCTTCGAAGGGGGAGCGGGTGGCCACGAACGAGCAGTTGACGCGCAGTTTCCAGAACTTGAACCGGGCCGTGCAGATGCTGGTGACCCGCATGGACACCGACGACGTGGACGACACGCAGCGCGACGCGAAGGCCGCCCAGCGGGACGCGGTCCTGGAGCAGCTCCGCGCCGACTTCGACGCGTCGCAGACCCCGGAGCCCGCGCCCGCGGCGCCCGGTATCACCGAGAACGGAGCAGCGCAGTGAAGACAGCGAACGCGCCCATGGAGACGAAGGTCAAGGCCGCTGGGGTTGCCAGTTACCTTGTCGGTGTGGCGGCTCTGGCGATTCTGAACGGTGTGACGAGCACGGATCTGGTGGCGGGTCTGCCGGACATCATCGAGGTGTTCGTGGCTCCGGCGATCACGACGGCGGCTGGTCTGCTGGCGGGTTGGAATGCGGCGCATTCGCCGCGGTCGGACATCGGCCAGCCGTGACCTGACGTTCCGCGCGAACGACTGCGCCCCCGCTCTCCTTCGGGAGGGCGGGGGCGCGTTTTGCTGTGTCTAGGTGTCGGCGGAGCTCACTCCTCGACCCTCCGCAGTGTCGGCACGGTCCGGCCACCGACACCGTCGACCGGCTCCTCCACCACCTCGTACAGCTCCGGAGCCGCACCGGCACGCAGCAGCTGCACCCTGTCACCCAACGCCACCTTGGCGGGCTGGATCCACTGGGCCATGGCTTCGCGGAGGATGTCGCTCATCGTCCGGCCGTGTCTCTCCGCCTTCGCGGCGGCCGGGTCCCACAGGTCGTCGTCGGCGCGGAAGACGCGCTTCGGCGTGTGGGAGGGGTTCGACACGCCGCCATCATGTCAGGACTTCGCACCGTCATGCCACGACCGTACTCCGTGTCTAGACACCAACACCACTTTTGAGCGTGAACCACTGGTGCGTGTCTAGACACGGGTGTAGCGTCCCCGGACATGACACAGCACGTGTCCACAGACAACCGGGCCGGTGACGCCGCCGACCGAGACCGTCACCGGCCCGGCCACCACACCCACCAGGAGCCAGCCATGGCCGACACGACGACCGGACACGGCCACGACAGCGACCCCATCGCCCACGCGCTGGACACCGCCATCCGCGTCCTCCACGCCCACCGCCGCAACGTCGGCGGACAGTGCACCGCCGGATGCCCGACATGGCCCTGCGCCCCCGAGCTCACCGCCGAACACAACGTCGAGGTGCTCGCGTCGTGACCCCCCCAGTTGATCAATTCCGCCACGGACAGGCCGACACGTCCGCTAGCCTCGGCGGCCCGGCCGGTGACCCGACCCCCCATGCGGCCACCGGCCGGGGCTGGGCCCGCTGGCCCGTTCTCCTGCTCGCCGCCCCCGCGTTCGTCGCCATCTGGTCCGGCTGGGTCGGCCTCGGTGGACTCACCGGCTTCGGGGTCGTGCAGCTGCTGCCCGGCTGGTCCGACTACGAGCTCGACACCGCCATCACCCTGCCCATCGGCATGGAGACCTACGCCGCGTACGCGATCCACGTCTGGCTGTCCGGACGCGCGCCGGAGCGGGCCCGCCGGTTCGCCCGCCGGTCCGCCATCGGGGCGCTGATCCTCGGCGGGCTCGGGCAGGTGGCGTTCCACCTGATGACCGCCGCCGGGTGGGACACCGCCCCGTGGCCGATCACCATGGCCGTGTCCTGTGTCCCCATCGCCGTGGTCGGCATGGGAACGGCGCTCACCAGCCTCCTCCGCGCCGAGCCGGACACGGCCCCGACACCGGTCGCGACACCGGACACGCGCCCCGACACCGCCCCTGTCGTGGCGGCACCTGTCACCCCGTCAGCCGCTGCCGAGCCCGACACCGACACGCCACCGACGCCGCCACGCACCCCGACACCGCACACCGACAACCCGACACGCATCGCCGAGCTCCGGCGAACCCACCCCGACATGACGCAAGCCGAAGTCGCGGCCCGACTCGCCATCAGCGAACGCACCGTCACTCGCCACTGGAAGACAACCCGCCCCACCCTGTCCGCCGTCCGAGGAGCCTGACATGACCGCCGCCACCCGCCACCGCCCAGGGGCGCGCACCATCGCCCCCAGGCCGCGACCCGCCACCCCGCCACCGCCGCCTGCGCCACCCGCACCCGCACCCGCACCCGCACCCGCCACCGTCGTCCGGCGCATCACCATCGTCACCACCCCACCCGTCGCGCCCACCGTCACGCCCGCCACCCGACGCCCCACCCGAGGCCACAGCGTCACCCCCGGCCGCACCGTCGCCATCCGCGCCACCATCACCGCCGTCGCCCTCATCGTCCCGGCCTGGGCCGCGGGCCTCTGGTTCTCCACCATCCCCCTCGGCGTCACCATCGCCACACTCATCCCCTGGGTGGCAGGCGCCATCCCCGCCCTCGGCTTCCTGTGGCTCATCGGCCGCACAGTGGCACGCCACTGCCCCGGATGCAGAGGCTGACCGGCATGAACACCCAGACACTCGTACAGGCGCTGGTATTGGTACTGAGCGCTGCCGGCGCGGGCGCTGCCTTAGGCGGGTTCGTCGCCCACAACTGGGCCGCGCTCGTAGCCGGGGCCGTACTCCTCGTCGCCGCGAACCTGCTGTGGGGCCTCACGGCGCCGGTCAACGAGTGGGGGCGGCGCTGACGTGGGCGTGCATCTGCGGCAGTCGTGGCGGCTCGGGAGCCGTCTCGCGCACATCCGGGCGAACCTGTCGTTCCAGGGTCTGTCGTGGACGGTGAAGCTGGGGCCGTGGTCGTGGAACACCCGGGCCCGGCGCAGCAGGGTCGACCTGCCTGGCCCGCTGCACTGGCAGGGCGGGCGGCACCGCCGCGGGGACCGGCCGTGACTCCTTGCCGCCTGTCACGCTCCGTGTCATCCTCGCGCGCGCACGCGGGCGCCCGTCACACGGTGCGCGTAGGACGCCGAAACGGCGCCTCTTCCCTGCCACTCGCCACCCGCCACTCTCACTCACAGTCACGGAGCCGCGCATGAGCGCGAAGGAATTCCTCGTCCGGCTGTACCTCGGCTCGAGCGAGCAGGCGGAGGAGCTGCGTGTCCTCGACCCGGGCGACGCCCACGAGCTCGCCGCGACACTCCGGCAGATGGTCCGCGCCCGGCGGAACGACAGCCGCCTGTCCGACCGGGAGTACTCGCGGTACGTCATCCACGTCCACGCGGCGAATGGCGGCAGGCGACTGTTCGCCAGCTGCTGGCTGACGCCCACCGGAGAGGTGCAGGTGAAGCGGTGACGATGACGCCCCGGCAGGTCCGCCGGGCCACCCGCCAGATGGAGTACTACGCCACGCAGATGGCCCAGGCCGCCGACCCGCAGGGGCAGGCGCAGGTCGCGTTCAGCCGCCTTCGGGCCCTGGCGCCACCGCACGACCAGGTGTGGAACCGGATCCGGTCCGCACTGGAGGAGTTCATCCACGAGAAGGAAAGGCAGACGTCATGACGGCAGGGGCGGGGATTTCGGCGGGCGCAGGGCTGGTGTGTCTCGTCGTCGCCGCGATCATGTGGTTCGTGGCGGGCCGGTGGCAGCCCCGGATCGTCGCGGTGCTGGTCATCGCCGGGATGTCGGGGCTCGCCGGGTCGGGGCTGGCGAGCTGGCTGCACCGCACGGCGGTGTACGTGGACGGCGTCGTCGCGCAGTTCGTCGGCCAGTTGGGTGGTGTCGTGGCTACCAGTGTCGTGGCCATCGTCGCGATCGCCTTGGTGACGGTGGCCCTGTGGCAGAACAAGGTGACGGGCCGGACGTTGGTGGCCGCCGCGTTCGTGCCGGTGACCGTGGCCATGATCCCCGGCTTGGCTGGCCAGGTCGGCACGTCTGTCGTGAACGGTGTGGCCACCGCCGCCGGTATGGCCGTCGGCGCCCTGTTCGGCATTCACTGATGGAGGACTGACCGATGGAACCGATCATGATCCTGCTCGTCTTGGGTGGGATGCTGTACGGCTTCAAACGGGCTACGGAGGACGCCACGGCGGCCACGAAGCGGCTGATCCAGGGCCGCCGTGGTGGTGGCCACGGCTCCGGCGGGCATGCTCCGCCGGGACATGTCGGCGGCGCCGGTTCGAGGGTGTCCACCGGCCGCGGCGGGACGACCACGACGACGCGGAGCCGCTATGTGGCGACGGGCACCGGTCGTGGCGCGGGTGTCGGCCGCCGGGTCGCCACCGGCACGGCCGCTGTGGTCGCCGGAACCGGTGTCGTCCGCCGCGAGTTCGCCGCCGGATGGCGACGCGGCTGGCCGGAAGGCAAGGAACGGGCCCGCGCCCGCTTCGGTGGCAAGGCCGACACCGCCAACGTCGACCCGGCACCCGACAACCCCGACCAGCACCCGGTGGCCAACACCCCCGCGCGACCCGACACCCCGCCGCCGACCCTCACCGCCGTACCCGACCCCACCCACAACGGCACCACCCAACCGAAGGAGAACACCCCCGTGGCCACCACCACCCGCACCGCCGACATCAACTCCATGGACGACTACGAGCAGCAGCTCGAAGCCGACATCAAGCGGTCCGCCGACGAGGTCGACGACGCGCAAGCCGGAATGCAGCGCGCCGAACAAGACGTGCAGCGCATCGACGAAACCGTCGCGTCCCTCTCCGAGATGGAGGTCGACCCCGACACCCTCGCCGAGCTCGGCACCGTCGGGGAAGCCGTCGAGTCCCGCATGAACGCCCACCGGGCGCTCCTGCAGGCCGCCGAGAACGAGCACGCCGCCAACGAGGCCGCGCTGCAGGGTGTCCGCAAGCGGCACGGGGCGATCCTCGAGCACCGCGACGTGGTCGCCAACCGGCAGTTCTACACGGGCGGCTGACCGGCATGGCCCGCGCACGCATCACGCCGACCATGGCACCGTTCCTGCCGCCCGCATTCACCGGCAAGATGGGGCGGCGGGAACGCCGCGCGACGATGCGCGCCTACCAGCGGGCCATGCGCCCCGAGTGGCTGCCCGGCGTGATGCTGCGCGGGGCAGCCACCGCCACCCGGTGGACCGGCCGCCGCGGCTGGGCCCACCGCAGGGGCCTCGCCCCCCTGTACGCGGCGATCGTCCTGCAGGTCGCCGGGGCTGTTCTGTCCGGCGCGGACAAGGGATACGCCACCGCCCTCACTCTCGCCCTCCTCGGCAGCACCGCACTGGCCTGGTGGCTGCACGGACTCAACCCGGCGGCGGCAGTCAGTCGCCAGCGGGTCGCCACCAGACCAGCCGCGCGCCGCAAGGCCTGCACCCGCCGGCAACTGCTGTGGGTGTGGTCCCTGTACACGGCCGCGGGCCTGTGGCTCACCGTCGCCGCCGCGGTCGGGTCGGGTCCGCCGATGCCGGGCCTGCTCGCGGTCGGTGTCCTCGCGTGGGGTGGGCCGTGGTGGTGGCATCACCGCGCCCGCGCCACCGAACGGCCCGGCGACTGGCTCACCATCTGGACCGACCGGGTCAGCGCCGACGGGAAGCCCCTGCCCGGCGCCGCGCTCACCGACTACCTGCCCGCCGCCGACACCGGCAACTGGTCGGCGACCATCGAACTCGACCCGGGGAAGCACACCACCGCCGACGCCGTCAACGCTGCCGCCCGCATCGCGTCGGCGTACCGGCTGCCCATGTCCTCGGTGGTCGTGGAGCCCACCGAGGACTACAACGCCGCGCAGGCGAGGATCGCCGTGCTCAAGAGCAACATGCTCGAAGTTCCGCAGGTGTGGCCGGGGCCGCAGCTCGACGTGACGGAAGGCATCGCCCCCATCGGGCCGTACCACGACGGGGACCTCGCCTACCTCCGCTACTGGCAGCCCGGCTCCGGCGCTGTCCACTCCCTCATCGCGGGCGCGACCGGCTCCGGGAAGTCCATGTTCGTCGGCACCAAGCTCGCCACCGAACGTCACTCCGGTGGGCTGATCAGCTCGTGGATCTGCTGCCCCCAGGGCGGCATGTCGTTCCCGGAGTGGATGGGCAACGTGGCCCTGTCCGTGGACACCCCGGAGGGTGGGGCGGCGATGCTGCAGTGGGCGCTGGCCGTCATGCGTAGCCGCGCCCGGTACATGGCGACCATGGACTGGACCGACGTTGCAGGCCGGGCCCGGCACGGCATGAAGCACTTCGAGCCGTCCACCGACATGCCGCTGCTGGCCATCACCATCGAAGAGGCGCCGCAGGTCATGAAGATCAAGGGCGCGGCGGAGAACGCGGCGGACATCGTGAACACGGGCCGGAAGGTGGGTATCGCGTTGACGTTCGTCGCGCAGGTGCCGCTGCTGTCCCAGCTCGGGAACTCGACCCCGCTCCGGGCCGGTCTCACGTCGGGGAACGTGGTGGTGTTCCGCACCGCCGACCGGCTGTCCGGCCAGGTGTCCGGTTTGGCGGCGATGGACGACTCGGGCGTCGACCCGTACAAGATTCCGCGCCGCTTCAAGGACGGCTCACCGACGGGCGGGCTCGGCTACACCTTGGGCGCGTCGATGCGGCCCGCGCTGTTCCGCTCCTACTTCGACCCCGACCCGGTCCGCTGGTCCACCGAGGGCACCACGGTGCCGCTGGACGAGATGAGCCGGGACGCCCTCGACGCGGCGCGGGGCCTCAAACCGGAACGCACCGTCATACCCCTGTCCGACGCCCCGTCCGCGCCCACCGTCGGCGCCCGCATCGTCGCCTACCTCCAAGGCGTGGAGCACGCGACACCGTCGAAGATCGGCGACGACCTCGGCCTGGACCGGACAACGGTGTCGCCGGAGCTGGCCCGCCTGGAACGCGCCGGGAAGGTGCACAAGGCCCGCCCCGGCTGGTGGGCCGCTGGCCCCGCCGAGGGCGCCGAGCACGGCGAGCCCGCCTGATGGCGCCCCGGAGGTCCCGCAGACAGCTCCGGCTGGTGGCTGTACTGGTGGTGGGGTGGCTGCTGTGGAAGGCGGTCACGGTGGTCGTGACAGCGGTCCGCGCGCACCCCGGCGTCACGACAGCGGCCGTCGCGGTGGTGCTTCTGCTCGCGGCGGGGGTGGTGTGGTGGCGGCACCGCGCCGCCACACACGCGGTGGCCGAGCGGTACGCCCGCGACCACTCCGCCAACACGCTCGACCAGCTCGACCCGCGCCAGGTGGAGGAGCTGGTCGGCCGCCTCCTCGAAGACGACGGCTGCACCGACGTGCAGGTGTGCGGCGGCGCCGGGGACCTGGGGGCGGATGTGACCGGCAGGCTGCCGGACGGCCGCAGGGTCGTCGTGCAGGTGAAGGACTACCAGCAGCCGATCGGCTCCCCGGCGTTGCAGACGTTCAACGGCACCTGCTGGGCCGAGCACGGCGCGGACGTGGCCGTGTTCGTGACGACCGCATCCCGGTTCACGCCGGCAGCGCTGGCGTTCGCGGAGCGGCACGGGATCGTGTGTGTGGACCATGATGGTCTGGCGTCGTGGATGACCGACGGCTGGCCGGAACTGACAGAGGGAGCAGCATGAGCAGCGAGGCGACACCGGACAGCGCGGCGTTCGGACCGAACGGGGATGCCGTCGCGGCAGTGATCACCCGTGCCCAGCGGCTGACGCCCGATGAGGTCGAGGCGCTGGCAGCCGCCTGGCGCGTAGTCCGGGTCGACGCCTGGGTCATCACCGGGTCCGCCGCCCGGGCCGCCGGACGGTCCGCCGCTCTGGATGCCGCCCGGTCCGCCGCCTGGCGTGCCGTTCCGGCCGCTCCCGTGGACGCGGTAGACGCGGCGGACGCCGCCTGGTGCGCCGTGTCCGCCGAGGTGGTGCGTGACCTGATCACTCCGGAGCAGTACGAGGCGCTCGCCGGTCCGTGGAACAGCGTCATGGAAAAGTACGCACGGAATGAGCCCAGACTGTGGGGGTGAGTGCGTGAACCGAACCGAGGGGACGCCGACGCCATGACCGACGAGTACATCTACACCGGCAACCTGCTCGACGCCGAGTGGGCACCCGTGACACCCCGGCAGCGACTCGCGGACGGGCTGCGGCGCGCCGCGGACCGGATCGGGCCCGACCCCGTCGACGTCACCGTGACCCTGGCGTTCGCCGCGACAGAGTGGAAGACGCCCGCCGGGCGGAAGTCGAATCGGGCGCTGCTGCGGTACCGGCTGCGGCTCAACGCCGACAATGCCGGTGTCGGCGTCTTCACCCGCCCGTACGAGACGGTCGTCTGGTCCGCCGAGGTGGACTGGTCGACCGGTCGGCGCGTCGACCATGTCGTCGCGGAGGACTCCCCGGAAGCACGCACCGCGGTGGTCACCTGGACCGCGAAGGCGCGGCCTCTCACACGTCCGCCGCGCCCATGAGCGCGGAGTCCTCGTGGAGCGAGAAGGAAGGACGTGGCATGACCAGGCGCGCCAAGTCGGTAGCGCGAAAGGCTGACGGGCCGTGGACCGTCCTCACCACGGACGGCGAGCGCATCCCCTTCCCTGACATTGAGCAGATCGACTGGTCGGAGGATCACGTGAGTGGCCGCCGCATCGCCGTCCGCTTCAATGGCGCGATGGCGGCGGTGGAGGTGGCACACCAGTACGCCGCGCTTTGTGAGCTGCTCGGCGTGGACTCTCGCGTGACGCGCATGGAGAGCGCGGAGGCGCACTACATCCTTAGGGATGGCACGTCGTGACGCTGGTGGAGTTCCTGACCCTGGCCGCGCGCACGACAAGGAGGATGGCGTGAGGAAGCTCAGCGACCGGCAGCGCTATGAACGGACCCTGGAGAACCAGCGGGAAGAGCGGAACGGCATCCAACCCGAACGCATCACGCAGGCACTCGACATACGCGGCCTGTACGGACCTGAGGTCGACGAGGCGTGCGGTGGTGCTGAGCCGATGGTGGACGAGTGGGAGGCCGGGATCCGGACCCCGACACAAGACCAGCTTCACCGGCTGTCGTTCCTGACCGGGTTCCCGATCGGGTTCTTCTACCGGCGTCCAGAGCCTTCAGCCGGGCCGATGTTCATCTGCGGACGCGGCGGCTGCGTCAGGGCGTGAGTCACTGGTGAGGCGCTAGTACAGCCACACCCGGACCCAACCGGACCCAGCGGGACTCCCCAACTAGCGGCACCACCCGGTAACGACGCACCGGGACCCACCAGGACGCAGCAGAACGGGCCTAAAAGTGCCTTCTAAGCGGCCGGTCGCAGGTTCGATCCCTGCCGGGCGCGCCAGAACAACAGCAGGTCAAGCCGGGTGCGGACCGCTCCCGGCCGCCGGATCGGGCCCCTCGTGAGTCCCTGGTGAGTCCCGCCGCCGAAAACCTCCGCGTAGTGCATTGCACAATGCGTGGGTGAGGCGTAGTGTAATGCACTACAGAGCAACCACCGAGGGAGACCCCCATGACCGCGAAGGTGTTCGGCGCAGAGGACAGGCTCGTTCGGGCGGCCCTGGACGAGATCTACGGCGAGGCCGCGCAGCCCGAGCCGAGCGCGACGCAGGTCAGCGTGGCGACGCACGTGGTCCGGCGCGTCATCGGCGAGTTCATGACGATGAAGGCGGAGCTGGACGGGCAGGTCACGAAGGAGCCCACCCCATGAGCGCGAAGGTTTTCGGCTACACGGCGATAGTGCCCCAGAAGGTCGTCGTCGCCCTCGGCGACGCGGCGCACATGCGCCAAGC